AGCGCCGATTTACACACAGGGAGATTTTAGACCATGGCCAGGAGGAAGTTGGCAAGCGCCACCAAGGACGGTGACAGGCTGGAAACGCTCCAGCTACTGGCCGGTATGCTGGCCAAACGCCTGGACCTGGGCGTGGACGATAAGAGCCTGGCCAGCGTGGCCAAGCAGTACCGGGACACGCTGCGGGAGATTGATGAGCTGAAGAGTGCCAAGGGCGGCGGCGATGAGGAAATCGACGAGCTGATGCAGGCCAGAGCCGCCAAGGGGCGGCCCGGGGCCGTGAGAGAGCGGAGGAGCAGCGGATGAGTGCAGAGCTGATGGGCTCCCAGGAGCCGACCCACCGGATTGCGCCGGAGTACCGGGAGACGGATGGGGCGGACGCGGCGACGCTGCTGCGCTCCGGAGGGCTGACACTGGACCCGTGGCAGAGGGATGTGCTGGACGACTGGATGGGGCTCACGCCGGGCAACCGGTGGGCAGCTCCCACGGCCGGGGGCAGCGTGCCGCGGCAGAACGGCAAGACGCTGCTGGTACAGGGGCGCTGCGCAGGCGGGATGCTCCTGTATCGGGAGAGCATCATCTACACCGCGCACCTCCAAAAGACGGCCACCGAGACCTTTGAGGAGCTGCGGGACTTCTTCTCCGCGCCAAAGCTCAAAAAGTACGTGGAGGCCATCAAGACCGCCCTGGGCAGGGAGCAGATCATCCTCAGGAGCGGGGCCCGCATCAAGTTCCTGGCCCGCACCCGCAACGGAGGCCGTGGCCAGCATGGTGATCTGCTGATTTTCGACGAGGCCCAGGAGCTGGACGAGAGCCAGCAGGCCAGTTTTCTCCCCGCCATCTCCGCAAGCCTCAACCCCCAGACCATCTATGTGGGCACACCGCCCGACCCCACGGCGGCGGGCACGGTGTTCCGCACCATCCGGCAGCGGGCCCTCTCCGGGGAGAGCAACCGGACGGCGTGGTTTGAGTTCTCCGTCCCTGAGATTGGGGACGTGGACGAGCGGCAGCGCTGGGCGGCGTGCAATCCGGCGCTGGGTCGGCGGATGCTCCTGTCCACCATCGAGAGCGAGCGGGAGCAGATGGACGAGGATACCTTCGCCCGGGAGAGGCTGGGCTGGTGGAGCCCCGTCAACGAGGAGTGCATTGAGTACGCCATCCCCGCCGAGGCGTGGGACAGATGCCGGAGCGAGGAGCCAAAGCCGACGGGCAAAACCGCCTACGGGGTCAAGTTCTCGCCGGACGGGGCGCAGGTGTGCCTTTGCGCTGCTGTGGTGCCGCCTGAGGGTCCGGCCCGCGTGGGACTGGTGGAGCTGCGCACCACGGGCTCCGGCCTGCAGTGGCTCTCCGAGTGGCTCAACGAGCGCTATCGGGTGGCCTGCTGCGTGGTGGTGGACGGCAAAAACGGGGTGGACGCCCTGACGGACAAGCTGCAAAGGGTGTGGAGATTCAAGGGCAGCGTCCTCCGGGCCGGGGTCCGGGACGTGATTGCCAGCGTGAGCACCCTCACCGACGCCGTCAACGAGGGGAGCGTCACCTGGCACGCATCGGATGAGCTGCTGCGGGAGAGCGCGGTCACCTCCGTCCGGCGGCCCATCGCCGGAGGCTGGGGATTTGGCGGGGAGTCCTCCCTTCCGGTGGAGGCGGCGGCTCTGGCCCTGTGGGGGGCCAAAACCTGCAAGCGCAACCCCGGCGCAGAGATGAGGATTGGATGAGGTTTCACAGTGTTGAGTTTGGAGAGTTGAGAGTGGAGTTGAAAGAGCCGTGGCTGATGCAGGGCGACTGCCTGGAGCTGATGCGAGAGATTCCGGACGGCAGTGTGGACATGGTGCTGTGTGATTTGCCCTATGGGGTGACTTCGCGGAACAAGTGGGATGTGGTGATACCCTTTGAACCGCTTTGGGAGCAGTACCACAGAGTATGCAAGCCCAACGCGGCGATTGTGCTGCACTGTCAGCAACCATTTACCACCGATTTGATTTCGAGCAATCGGCGGGAGTTCAAATACCTGTGGTATTGGGATAAGCACTTGAAAACCGGATTTTTGAACGCGAAGAAGCAACCGCTCCGACAGGTTGAAGAAGTTGCGGTTTTCTACAAAAAACAGTGTTTATTTACCCCCCCCGCCGAAAAAGGGAGAAAACATGCACGATGCAAGCCGGAGAAGTACCCTAGCAAAAACTACGGTGCACAGAAAAGCCGCGTCGTGACAGTGACTGACGAATACTGCGCGACCACCCTTCTGACGCAGTTCCCGAAACAGGTTTTCAAGTCTGGGCACCCCACCCAAAAGCCCGTTGCGCTGCTGGAGTACCTGATCCGCACCTACACCAACGAGGGCGAAACTGTGCTGGACAACTGCATGGGCAGCGGGTCCACCGGCGTGGCGGCGTTCAACACCGGGCGGCGGTTTATCGGGATTGAGCTGGACGAGGGGTATTTCAGAACGGCAACGGAGCGGATAGCGGAGGCGGGGCGCGCCCGATAACTCCACTCTCCACTCTCAAAACTCGTAACTGACAAAGGGAGGTGAGGGCGTGGACATGAGCTTTTTGCCGGAGCAGGTGGTCGGCCTGCCGGAGCCGGAGCGGGAGCTGCTGCGCAAGCTGGTGCGGGTGTACGCGTACCACGAGGCGGCAAACGCCAAAAAGCACGAGTACTACGAGGGCAGGATTCCGCTGCGGGAGGTCAACCTGGGCATTGCCCTGCCGGGCGGCATGAGCAAGCTGGAGATTGGCTGCGCCTGGGGTGCCAAGTGTGTGGACGTGCTGGCCGCCCGGAGCAAGTTTGATGGCTATGTGAGCGCGGACGGCTCCAGCGCGGCGCAGATGGAGGCCATCGTGCAGGCCAATCAACTGATTGCGGAGTACCAAAAGGCCTGCCGGGACGAGCTCAAGTACGGCTGTACCTTTGCCACCCTGAGCCGGGACGAGCTCAGCGGCTGCCGGATTCGCTTCCACAGCCCACAGACGGCGGCGGCCATCTGGGACGGGGGGGCGGGACGCATCGGGGCGGGCTTTGCCGTGGTGGCCGTCCGGGAGGAGCCGGAGGGGCTCAAGCTGCGGCCCACCGTCATCAACCTGTACACAGATGCCGCCATCTGGGAGCTGCGGGAGGCGGGCAACGTCTGGCGCGCACAGCCGCACCCCCACCGCATGGGGCGGCCCCTGATGGAGCCCCTGATCTGGAGCGCTACCAGCGCCAAGCCCTTCGGCCGCTCCCGCATCAAGGAGCCGGTCCGGCGTCTGATTCAGGGCTATGTGCGCACGGTGGCCAACGCCACCATCGGGCTGGAGTTCTCCACGGCTCCCCAAAAGTACCTGCTGGGCGTCACGGACAAGCAGTTCGATGCCATTGTAAGCGACAAATTCCGCCAATACGTGGGCAGCATCATCGCCGCTACGGTCAACCCGGAGACGGGGGAGCGGCCGGCGTTCGGGCAGCTCCCACAGGGCAACATCGGCCCCCATGTGGAGATGCTGCGGATGCTCTCCACCCAGTTCAGCGCGGCGACGGGCCTGAGCGTCACGGACACGGGCGTGGTCAACGATGCCAACCCCACCAGCTCGGACGCGCTGGAGGCGCAGACCAAAACCCTCATCGGGCTGGCGGAGCAGCTCAACCTGGGCAACGCGGAGGGGCTGCGGACCATCGGCCTGATGGCACTGGCCATCGCAAAGCACGCCACGCTGGAGAGCCTGAGCGAGGAGGAGCGGGCCATCGTGCCGCACTTCAAAAACCCGGCGCTGCCCAATGTGTCTGTGTCCACGGACGCGGCCATCAAGCTGGCCAGCGCACGCTCCGGCTTCGCCCAGACGGATGTGTTCCTGGAGATGGTGGGCTTCTCTCCCGCCGACATCCGGCGCATCAAGGCCCAGGAGCAGAGGGCCAGAGGTGCCCAGGTGCTGGAGGAGCTGGAGGCGGAGCCGCCCGTCGAGGAGGAGGGCTAAGCCATGCAGATCAGCGCGGGAGCCTGGGCAAAGTACACGGAGCGGATGGAGCGCATTGACGCCAACGCGGCGCGGCTGCTCAAGGCGTGGATGCGCAGCCATGAGTACAGCAGCCCGGAGGGCGTCAAGGCCCTGATCAACCAGGCGTCCAAGCTCAACCTCAAGTTTGGCCAGGCGGCGGCGGAGCTGGCCTGCCAGATGTACGATGCCACGGCGGCCCTGTATGGAGCGGCGGTCCCCGCGGCGGAGGCGGCGGAGGCGGCCAGCTATGCACAGGTCAGCAGCGCGATTCGGCGGGCCCTGGCCATCAGCTCCAACGAGGAGGTGGCGGGCAGCGCTCTGGGCGCTCTGGTCAAGCAGGCGGGGCTGCGGACGACGGTCCAAAACGCCAAACGGGACGGGGCAGAGTGGGCCTGGATTCCGGACGGCGGCGCCTGCGGCTTCTGCCTGATGCTGGCCTCGAGAGGCTGGCAAAAAACCGGCAGCGGCAACACCGGCGTCGCGCACGCCCACAGCCACTGCCGGTGCCAGTACGCGGTCCGCTTCTCCCCCTTCGGCGGGGTGGGCGGCTACAGCCCGGAGGCGTACAGGAGCCAATGGGAGGACGCCGACGGAGTGGCATGGGAGGACAAGGTCAACGCCCTGCGCCGGGAGCAGTACGAGGAGAACGCAGATAAAATCAACGCCCAGAAGCGGGCGGCCTACGCCAAACGCCGGGAGGCGGAGGAGGGTCGGCAGGGCCGCTCCTCGGACAGCGATTAAAAAATTGGCCGGGATGCCGTAAAACTATCAAGGCAGCGGGAGGCGACCCCGTACAAAAGCGTAGCTGAATGAAGGAGGAACAACCATGAAACGAGCGGACATCACAAACCTGTTTCCCGAGGCCACGGAGGAGCAGATCAGTGCCCTGATGGGCATCAACGGCGCGGACATCAACCGGGCGAGGCAGGGTGCGGACGACCTGCGGAGCCAGCTGCAGAGCGCCAACAGTGAGCTGGAGGGACTGCGCAGATCCGCCGAAGAGCTGAGCGCGGCGCAGGGCAGGGTGACGGAGCTGGAGACGGAGCTGGGCAGCATCAAGGCGGCTCAGGCCACGGCGCAGCTTCGGGCCAGGGTGGCAAAGGACACCGGAGTGCCCGCCGAGCTGCTCACCGGCGACACGGAGGACGCCTGCAAGGAGCAGGCCCAGAGCATTCTCGCCTTTGCCCGCTATCCCAGCGTCAGCGACGGCGGGGAGGCGCACGGCGGCAACATGACCGGCAGCACCCGCCAGCAGTTCGCGGACTGGTTCAATTCCTTTTAAGCCAACGCAGCAACAGACAATCACACCTAATCACACCTAATCACACCTATAGGAGGTAACTACTATGGCAACTGGAACTCCTACCAATCGCTCTCATGTGGAGCTGCCCGTTGACGTTTCCAACGAGATCATCCAGAAGGCCCAGGAGGGCAGCCGGATCATGCAGCTGGCCCGGCAGATTCCCCTGCCCGGCCGCGGCGTGCAGATTCCCGTCATCACCTCTGACCCCGTGGCCAGTTGGGTGGCGGAGACCGGCTCCAAGCCCGTGAGCAACCCCGGCATCTCCAAGAAGGTGATGCAGGCCCACAAGCTGGCCGTCATCGTGCCCTTCTCCGACGAGTTCCGGCGCGACGCCCTGGCCCTCTACGATGCCCTGGTCTCCCGGCTCCCCGCCGTGCTGGGCGGCGAGTTCGACAAGACCTGTTTCTTCGGCCCCGCCTCCGGCTCTCTTGCCAACTTTGACAACCTGAGCGCCTGCACCCAGGTGAGTCTCCAGAGCAGCGTCTACGGCGGCCTGGTGACGGCGGACACCAACATCAACGAGCAGGGCGGCTTCGTCACCGGCTACATCTTCAGCCCCCAGGGCCGCGGCATGCTGCTGGGTGCCCTGGACGGTGAGGACCGGCCCATCTTCCTCAACAGTGTGAGCGAGAGCGCAGTGCCTCGCGTTCTGGGCGCGCCCACCTACTTCACCAAGCACGCCTACAAGGCGGGCAGCGCTGCCGTGTCCGCCAGCGGAACCGCCGGTCAGGAGGGCTATGTGGCCGCGCAGGACGCGGTGCCCGACATCATCGGCGTGGCGGGCGACTGGAGCAAGGCCATGTTCGGCGTCGCCCAGGGGCTCAAGGTGGACATCTCCACCGAGGCGAGCCTGACCGTGGCGGCAGCCGGCGGCGGCACGGAGACCATCAACCTGTTCCAGCAGAATATGTTCGCGGTGCGGGCTGAGATCGAGGTGGGCTTCGTGGCCCAGTCCGATTACTTCAACCTGCTCACCCGGACTCATCCCACCTGAGGAGGCAAGGCATGAGCTACGCTACGGTGAGTGATGTGCAGGAGCGGCTGGGCCGCTCCATGACACAGCAGGAGGCGAGCCAGTGCGAGGCCCTGCTGGAGGACGCGGCGCTCCTCATCGATGCGTACCGTGCGGCGGCTTCGGACGCGGCCAAAAAGGCCGTGTCCTGCCGCATGGTCGTCCGGGTGCTGGGGGACGGCGGGGGCGGCTATGCTCCCGCCGGGGCCACCCAGGGCAGCGTCAGCGCACTGGGCTACTCCCAGAGCTGGAGTTATGCGTCGGGCGGCGGAGCCGGAGAGCTGTACCTGAGCAAGTCGGACAAGCTAATGCTGGGCGGATCCAACGCCATCGGCAGCTACAGCCCCGTGGAGGAGCTGGCTCCATCACAGGAGGTGGAGTGAGATGCAGAGAAGATTGCACGGGGAGACGGTGTCACTCACCGTCAAAACCCAGACGGGCACAGACGCGCTGGGCTGTCCCACCTACACGGAGGAGCAGGTGTTGGTGGACAACGTACTCATCGCCCCGGTGACGGGGCAGGAGGCCATTGACACCCTCAACCTCACGGGCCGCCGGGCGGTTTACTGGCTGGCCATCCCAAAGGGGGACTCCCACATCTGGGAGGACACCACGGTGAGCTTCTGGAATCAGACCTGGCGCACCATCGGGACTCCGGTGGAGGGCATCGAGGACATGGTGCCGCTGGCGTGGAATCGAAAGGTACAGGTGGAGCGCTATGCGGTGTGAGGTGGAGCTGAACCGCGAGGGCGTGCGGGAGCTGCTGCGCTCGGAGGAGGTACAGGAGTGCCTGATGCAGGAGGCGGCGGCGCGCTGCCCGGAGGGCTGCGCCCTGGACGCTCGGGTGGGCACCAACCGCGCCAATGTGCGCATCGTCACCGCCACCGAAGAGGCGTACCGGGACCACCTGGAGAGCAACACACTGGAGAGAGCAATAGGGAGTTAGGCAGTAGTGAGTAGGCAATAGGCAATAGGGTGCGGCTACCAAACTACTGCCTAATTACTACTGCCTACTGCCTAAACCCTATTGCCTGACGGACGACCGAAGGGAGGACGGACTATGAGCATCGAGACGACTGTCATCGGCTTTCTGTCGGCGCGGCTGACGGAGAGCGTCAGCGCGGAGGTGCCCAAGGGCCCGCCCTCCTCCT